CGAGAATCTCTCTCCATTGTGCATAAGTCGCCATTTCAAACCGAAGCGAACTGAATGGAAACCGAACTAGACCGAACATTGCTGGAGCCGTTCGATACGACCTATCTCGGTCAAATGCTCCCCCGAATCCACACACCTATTCTGGATTTACCCACTAGGGGCGATGAAGTAATTGATTTAGCCAATAAAATTGGAATGCCGCTTATGCCATGGCAAGCGCATGTAATATCTGAGGCAACTAAGTACTATCCAGACACAATGAAGCCAGCGCACAAGACAAACGCGCTATTGATCTCACGGCAGTCAGGAAAAACGCACTTATTGCGAATGAGGATATTGGCAGGGCTATTCTTGTGGGATGAGAAGTTAATTATTGCCACTGCTCAGAATCGGGATATTGCACTTGAAACATTTAGGCTAGTTGCCAACACTATTGAGGATAATCCGTTCTTAAAGGATCAAGTGCGCTCAATTAGAGTTGCAAACGGGCAAGAGGAAATAACAACTAAAACAGGATGCCGTTACAAGATCATAGCCCCGAATGCCGGCGCCAGAGGATTATCGGCCGACCTCGTTGTGATTGATGAGGCGCGGGAATTACAAAACACGGATGCTTATTCTGCAATGGTGTACACGACTCAGGCACGACCACGCTCTCAAATCTTTATGGCAAGTTCAGCCGGCGATGCTTTTAGCGTAGTTCTTAATAGAATCAAAGAACAGGCACAAAAAGCCATAAGCGCACCTGACTCAGATAAAACAATCGGATGGTGGGAGTATTCAGCACCTTATGGTTGCGCATTTGATGATGTCGAAGCATTAAGGCAATCTGTACCGGCATTGGGCTACACAATCGACATGGAAACTATTCAAGCGCGGTTAAAAGATCCAGAGCCGATGATTCGCACGGAACTTCTCACTCAATGGATTGAAACGCTTAAAAATCCATTCCCCGAGTCCGCTTGGCCGGATTCACTTGTTGAGGGCTTGGAATTGCCAGTTGGAAAACCTACATGGCTAGCAGTCGATGTTTCGCCCGATCGTAGGCATTGTTCACTCATGGGCGCACAACAAATGGATAATGACCGAATTGGCGTGGGATTGATTCAAACTTGGGAATCGACTACATCTGTAGATGATTTTAGAATTGCAGCCGATGTTTCCACTTGGGCGCGTAAATACTCAGCACAAGTTGTTGGATTTGATAGATATACGGCATCTGGCATTGCAGCGCGTTTAGCCAGTGCAGGAATACCAGTACAAGATATGTCAGGCTCTATTTTCTATCAAGCATGCGATGAACTGTTAAGTGCGATGTCATCTGGCAGATTAGCGCACTCAGGGCAAGAGGAATTGACAAAACACATCTACAGTTGCGCTCGTAAAGAGGGAGCAGATGGTGGATGGCGAATTATCCGAAAAGACTCAAGCGGATATGTTTCGGCAGCCGTTGCACTTGCAATGGTCATCCATTTTGCATCTAAGCCAAATCAAGTAGCCGGCATCTTTTCCGTTTGACAATGCGCTAATGTGTGATATGCGCTATCATTTGAATCTATGGGCATTCTAAACAGTTTTCGCACTGTAACAGCCGCAACTAATACATTTCCAGCAATGGCAGATGTTATTATGGAAGCGCAAAACAATCCGGTTGTTTATAGCACTGGATACGCTTATTACGATCCAATCGGCTATGTAAGTGCTACACGCGACCAAGCCATGTCATTGAGTGCAGTTGCCAGATGCCGCAACATTATTGCTGGAACTCTTGCAAGTATTCCATTAGAAATGTATAACTCTAAAGGCGAGGAAATGCCACGCCCAAGATGGTTAAAACAACCTGATCCTAATTCAACACGCGGATCAACCCTTGCATGGACGATTGACGATTTAATTTTTCACGGGCAAGCCTTTTGGCAAATTATCGAGGTTTATAAAGAGGATAATCGCCCATCTGCATTTCGATTTATTCCTTTTAGTCGCGTTACTCAAAATTATAATTTTAATTCAACTTTGGTAATTGGCTACTCAGTTGATGGTGTTACCGTACCCACCAGTGGATTAAATTCTCTTGTTACTTTTCAAGCCCTTGATGAAGGGGTTTTGAAAAGAGGGGCGACCACAATTAAAACTGCTCAATCACTTGAGCAAGCCGCTAGGCGTTCGGCTGAGGAACCAATCCCATCTGGAACCTTACGCAATACAGGAATGGATTTACCAGAGGAACAAGTTTTAAGTTTATTATCAAAATGGAAAACTGCTAGAAGTACACGCGCAACTGCATATCTTACAAGCAATCTTGAGTTTAAGGCAGAACAGTTTGATAACTCTCAACAGCAATTAGTCGAGTCCAGAAAAGCAATGCAAACTATGTTGGCTCAGATGATGAATGTTCCACCATATTTAATTGGTGCTGAATCAGGTTCATCAATGACATATAACAATGCCGAAGGCGAGAAGCGTTTTTTAGTTGATTTTTCATTAAGAAATTACATAACTCCGATTGAACAAAGATTATCTGGCGATGATATTTGTGCCATGGGATCTTACATCCGTTTCGATTTGGACGACTTCCTAAGAGGTAATCCAGCCGAACGCGCGGCATTTTATAGAGATGTTGTTCCACTTGGGATTCTTACAGTAAACGAAGCCCGTGAGTTAGAGGATCTTGCCCCATCTAATTCACCAGTCGCAACACCTACAGGAGTAACTACAAATGGAAATTAATTTTTCTGCAACTGAAATCAATTTAACTGCTAACACATCTAAGCGTGAAATCTCAGGCTTGATTGTTCCATTTAACAGTGCCGGTTATACAAGTGCCGGTGAAGTTGTTTTTAGTCCGGGCGCATTTGGCGATATAACTGCAAGCAAGATTAAATTATTAAGAGATCATGACATTGCTCAACCTGTTGGGCGCATGACTCAAGTTACTGAAACCGCACAAGGTTTAGAAGCCACATTTAAGTTGGGTTCATCAACTCGCGCACAAGATACATTGTTAGAAGCATCCGAAGGATTAAAAGACGGATTGAGCATTGGCGCAAAATTAGATCAATGGAGTGAAAAGGATGGCGTGATCTATGTATCAGCCGCCACAATCAAAGAGGTTTCCGTAGTTACTGAACCAGCATTTTCAGAGGCGCGGATCGCTCTAGTTGCGAGTGCAACAGAGCCAGAACAAGAAAAGGAAATACTAATGGCCGAAACAAATCCAGTAGCCGAAACGGAAGTTTCGGTTGAAGCCGCAGAAGTAAAGGCATCCGCCCCAACTCCTGCAACTCAGGTATTTACTGCTCCACGCGTTAACACTAATGTAACTGCCGGACAGTACGCAATGGCACAAATCAAAGCAACACAAGGCGATTCAGATGCACGCGATTTAATCGCAGCATTGCAGATTGCAACAGTTACAGAGAATACAGGAATGGTTCCACCAAACTATCTAAAAGATATTATTGGTGTTATTGATTCACAACGCCCATTTATTGATTCAATCGAACGCGCTCCACTTCCAGCAAGCGGAATGAAAGTGTTTACACCAAAACTAGGTACTCAGGCAACTGTTGCACTAACTGCTGAAGGTGCAGAGTTTTCATCAACTGACACTACAGTAACTTTCCAAGAGGATTCAATCGTCAAATTTGCCGGGGCTGGAATTCTAAATTTAGAACTCATCGACCGGTCAGACCCAAGTTTTCTTGACCTTTATTTAAGAGAACTTTCTGCGTCCTATGCACAAAAGACTGATGCTTACGCATCTAACATTGCTGCACAAAACTCATCAGGTTCAACCGGATCAACAATTTACAAAGCGATTGCAGATGGTATTGCAGATTCTTACGGAGTTATGAAGCGCACTCCTCGCAATCTTTTGGTTTCAAATGGTGGCGGTTCTGGAGATATTGATTTCTCAGGACTTCTTGGTGCAGTTGACACAACTGGTCGCCCTCTATTCGCAGCAGCAGCCCCTCAGAATGCTAACGGACTTGTTTCACAAGGTTCGACTGTTGGTACAGTAGCAGGATTAAATCTTGTTGTTGATCCTTACTACACAGGCAATGATGCAGGTGTGAAGTACGGCTTGGTTTACCCAACCGAAGCAATGCGATTCCATGAGTCCGGTACTCTTGAAATCCGCGCAAACATTGTTGCCAATGGTCAAATTGAAATTGGCGTTTATGGTTATGTTTGTGTTGTTAATCGTTACCCAACTGCTTTCCGTTACCTAACAGTCGCGTAAGCAAAAAACTAGATCGGGAGCCTTCCGGTTCGCCCCTTCCGAATGAGAAGGCTCCCACCCTAAAGGAGTAAAAATGGCATTTGTTACAGTAGCCGAACTGAGAACTACACTCGGAATTGGTGCGTTGTACACGGATGCCGTATTGCAACAAATTTGCGATAGTTCTAATTTAATTATCGATGAATACTTAGCGAAAAACAATGCTTATGTAGTTGAACAACAATTATTAAGCAACACAGTAACCCTTTACACAGCCGATATTAATCCATTTGTGGTTGGGCAGGTTGTTACTATTAGCCATTGCGGAGCCACATTCAATGGATCTAAAACAATTACTGCTGCTGATTCTTATTCAATTAGTTATGTTTTAACAGGTAGTCCAGCAGATCAAGCCCTTCATCGTGTTGCACCTTATGGCACTATTACTGGCACTGTGCACATTGATTATGAAAACATTGCACCTATTAGCGAAGCGGCAATGAGCATCGCAGTAGACATTTTTCAGAGCCGTCAAGCCCCTAGCGGTGGCATGACAGGCATCGATTTTCAGCCAGCCCCATATAAAATGGGCGTGTCGCTCCTAAGCCGTGTCAAGGGGCTTATTAGCCCGTGGATGTCCACTTCCGGAATGGTTGGATAATGTCTTGGGCAACCCTAAGAACATCTGTAGCCTCAGCCGTTGCAGATGTAACCTTATTTCAGACTTTTAGTTATCCACCTAATGCTCCGATCCCTAACTCGGTAATTGTGTCATGGGATGATCCTATGATTGAACTCGTCAATAATCAGACATCCCTAAGTTGTTACGCAAACCTTAAACTTACTTTTACAGTTCCAGCCCTAGACAATCAGGGCAACCTTGCCGGAATTGAGTCAATCATCCAAAGCGCAATCACTAAGTTAAAAACCAACTTGGTAGGCGTTACAATTAGAACTGTATCTGCTCCACAAATTTTCTCATTACCAAGTGGGGATTTAATGAGTGCAGATGTCAGTTTACAAGTCATTACTACATTTGGGAGTTAATATGGAATACAAGGCACTAGAGGATTTCGCCATTATTGGAAGCGGTTTCAGTAAAGGCGAAGTAATAAAAGCAGAAGCATTAGCAAATGCGGATATCGAAGCATTGATCGCCAATGGCTTCATTGAACTAACCACTAAAAAAGTAAAGGATAAAGAATAATGGCAACATTTTTAGGTAACGGAGTTCAGTTATCCGTAGCAACCGTAGATTTAAGTTCGTATGTCAAAAGCGTAACTCTTAATCAAACTTTTGATACCTTGGATGTAACGGCGATGGGGTCATCTGGACATTCTCAAATCGCTGGACTTGAGAACTCAAGCGTAACTATTGAATTTATGGCAGATTTTGCTTCATCAAAAGTAAATCAAACCATCAACGGATCAACAGCAGGCAATGGTTCAGTTGGCGGTACAGTAGCACTTAAAGTTGTACCTGCTGCTGGAGCAATCTCAGCATCTAATCCACTTTACACTGCAACATGTTTAGTTATTGAATGGCCACAAGTTTACAATGTAACCGAACTTGCAACCATTTCTGTAACATGGCCTGTTAATGGTGGAATCACCAAAGCAATTACTGGAACATTCGCGTAATAAACTAACGAAGGGTTAACGATGAAACTCAAGGTAACACTAGAAGATGGTTCTACAGGTTCTTATCAAATCACACCTAAGATCGAGGTGGAATTTGAAAAGTTCGTGGGCGGCGGTTTTGCTCAAACGCTTAGGCAGCAGGAGCGCCAAGAACATGTGTACTACTTGGCTTGGTTATGTTTAAGAGCCAATGGACAGACCGTAAAACCATTTGAGAACGGTTTTCTAGATACCTTGAGTCTTGTCGAACTGGAGTTAGACGACCCAAATGGCTAACGCGGGATACGCGCACCTATGAAGTCGCGGCTCTCGCAATAGCAACAAACTCATCGCCTAACGAGATCATGGCGTTGGATCATTGGATGTACAAGGCACTTAAAGCGGTACTAGAGGAAAGGCACAAGGCAAACACTAATGCAGCCAGAAGTGCTAAAACTATTAGGCGTTAAGGACTTGGAAACTGCTCTCAAAGAGTTTGATAAAGAGGGCAAGAAGGCCATGGATAAATCCATTAATAAGGCTGCAAACACAATCAAAATACACGCTAAAACTTACATAAAAGATGACAGCATTCCCGGACTTAGCCGCTGGAAGGATGCTGCAAGATTTACTGTTAGAACTCAAAATCAAGTTGCTAACAATGTCCGTACATTTCCGCGTTATGATGCAGCATCCATGAAGGCTGGATTAAAAACAAAAAAGCAACGCGGTAAGTATTCCAACACCAAAGGATTTTCAACAGCAGTTGCAGTTGAACAAAGATCCCCTGCTGGTAACATTTATGAAAAGGGTGGAATTGTTGCCGGGAATGGCACACGCAAAAACAACAGCCTAAACCCTTTTGCGCCATATCAATTTAAATTAAAGTTACAAAGTTTTTATTTTATTACTAAAGGCCGTGGTAGAGCATTGATTCGTGCAGGGCGTGAGGATGCTGGTAAGGCTAATGCAATGATTTCACGCGCTCAATACACAGCAGAAGTAAGATTGCAACAGAAATTTAATCAGGAAGCAGCGCGACATGGCTAGATTTATTATCAGTGGTTTATGGAAAGATAAAGCCGTTAAGGATGCTACCAAGAGTCTTAAAGGTTTAGAAAAAACAACTAGCATGTTTGCTGCTAAGACTAAGTCAGCGTATTTAGCAGTAGGTGCAGCAGCCGGATACTATGCAAAACGCGTATTAAAAGAATCAATCCAAAATGCACTAGCCGATGAGAAGGCACAAAGATCATTAGCCCTAACTCTTAAAAATGTTGCCGGTGCAACTGACAATGCAGTGTTTAGTGCAGAAGCCCAAATTTCATCAATGGGCAAAATTTACGGAATTACCGATGATGTTCTTAGACCATCGTTAGCGCGGTTGGCAAGATCGACACAGGATGTAACAACGGCACAATCTGCTCTTACTCTTGCCATGTCAATATCAGCAGCAACCGGCAAGGACATCGAAACAATTTCAGCAGCATTGGGCAAGGCTTATGATGGCAATACTGCATCTTTAGGCAGACTGGGTTTAGGCGTTGATTCAACGATTCTCAAGTCTAAAGACATGAATAAGATCATGACTGCTCTGCGCAAAACATTTAAGGGTTTTGCTGAGCAAGAAGCAAACACAGCAGCCGGTGGATTTAGAAGGTTGAAAACAGCAGCAGATGAAGCCCAAGAAGTAATCGGTGTTGCACTTATAGATGCAATAAATTCTTTAGTTGCTCAACAAGGTGGAATTGATAAGGTAGCAAAATCATTTGGCAAGATTGCTCAAGCGATTGCAGACATTATTAGATCGATGACTATTCTCAATAATGTCATAAGTGAATCAAAATTAAACAAGATTGCTGATTATTTATTTGTAGAACCATATACTAAAGGGTGGCAAAAGATCGTAAATGCAGCAACATTACTTGCCCGTAAAGAGCGCGAGAATCTTGCCATTGCTAAATCAAAAACTGCTCAAGTTATCAGTGCTCGCAATGCTGAATATGTAGCATTAAAGAAATTAAAAGAATTAGATCCAACAACAACAACTCCTGATAATAGAACTGAGTTGCAGCGTATAGCGGATGCAATGGCTGCCAAGGCTGGATTTAAAGTTGCTGAGGATCTTGACTCACTCAATAAAATTGCAGCCGCTAATCGTCTTGAGGAAAATCGTCAATATGTGTTCTCATCTATTGATGCTTTTAATAAAGTACGAGATGCGTTTATTGAAACTCAAAAACCTATTCTTACAGCAGCGGAAAAAACTTTAAAAGAATTAAAATCTTATCTAGATGATTTGGCTAAAAGTTACTCTAAAGGTTTTGAAGTACCAATCTGGTTAAAGGTTTATCAGCAATCACCAAGCGGTTCAACAGTTGTTCCACCAACGGGTGCTCCAACAATGAACGATGTACTGGGTTCAAGTAATACCGGAATGGGTGGTTTCGCAGCGGGAGCAACACCATCATTCTTGCCCGGACAAGGTGGAGCAGGAACCCCAACAGTTATTAATAACAACATTTCAGTTACAGCCGGTCAAGCATTTTCAACAACTCAAGAGATCCAAAATTACTTGCTTGATGCCATGCTAGCGGCACAAAGAGCCGGCACAGCAACATCATTGGTAAACAACGGACAATAATGGCAATCGCACCTGTTTTAGTAGCGAGCATTATTCTAAGTTCGGGACCATCATTCGGCGCGCCGCTTGTGCTTGATTCTGAGGCTACTCCTTTAGGTGTTGGAGTTCTTGGTTCTACCGATCCTTACCAAATAGTTGATGTTTCAAATCAGGTAATGAAAGCATCAATCAATCGCGCTTACAATCGTTTAAGTGATTCTTTTCAAAGTGGTCGCGCTACTGTAGTTTTACAGGATCAAACGGGGCAATGGAATCCCGCCAACACGGGGAGCATCTATTACCCCAATGTATTACCGATGCGTAAGATTCAATTAGCGGCAACTTATGCCGGTACAAAGTATTTTTTAGGTAGTTTCTACATCCAAGCATGGCGGTACACAGCCCCACAAGAAGGACAAGTGGGATATGTAACACTTGATTGCGTTGATGGTTTCCAGTTATTAAATCTCAGTACAGTTAGCACAATCGCAGGTAGCCCAGCAGGTCAACTCAGCGGCGCACGAATCAATGCCATTTTGGATGCTGCATCGTTTCCTAGTTCACAGCGCACGATCGATGTTGGACAGAGCACAATGCAAGTCGATCCGGCAACTGCCAACCGATCAGCATTAAGTGCGATCCAACTTATTGAGCAATCAGAATTAGGTGCGTTCTATTTCGATCAGTACGGCAATGCCCGTTTTGTTGATCGTCAAAGTTCAGTACAAGCCCAAGGAGCGGCGGCAACAAAATTTGCAGATGACGGATCTGGCATAACCTACCAGCAAGTAACTTACGACTTTAGCGATACCGGCTTAATTAATTCGGCTGCAATTACCATTAATGGCGGTAGTTCGCAGGTTTCCAGCAATGCCACAAGCATCGCCAATTATTTTCAACATAACCGAACCCGTACCGGCTTGATGATGGAAACCGATGCACAAGCCCTATCAATGGCGCAATCGATCGTTGCAAGCCGATCAGATACCACTATCAGAGTTGAGTCGGTTACTATCAATACCGGCGATGGCAGTGTTCCAGCACGGGTAGTTGCAGGATTAGAACTTGATTATTTTGATCCAATTACAGTGCAACAAACTCAAGCCGGTGGATCATCTATTTCAACAACCTTGGTAATTCAAGGCGTAAGTTATGACAT